GAATTAGCTAACTATAATAAAAAGATTAGTGCTGCTCAAACTAACGCACAGTTAGCACAACAGTTAGGACTAGCAGAACTTAGTAATGACCAACAAGCTGCAATGAACAATGCACAGGTCAATGCTAATATGGATATGGCAAACTTTAATGCTGACCAGCAAAAAGCTTTAGCCGACAGTAAGTTTATGCAGACTGTACAGATAACTAATATGGACGCTAGACAACAATCTATTATGCAAAATGCTACAGCACAAGCATCTTTAGACTTAGCAAACTTATCTACTCAAGAAAGACTAGCTGCAGAAAATGCTAGAAACTTTTTACAAATGGATATGGCTAATCTTAGTAATGAGCAACAAGCTAATATGCTAACAGCTCAACAAGAACAACAAAGAATATTAAGTAATCAAGCTGCTGATAATGCATCTAAACAATTTAATGCTGCTAGTGAAAATCAAACAGAACAGTTTATGACTGGACTAGCTTCACAGGTTGAAATGAATAATACTCAACAAGCAAATGCAATGGAACAGTTTAATACTCAACAAAAGAATGCTCAGAAAGCTATGGAGTTTCAAGTAGGTGCTGATTTAGAAAAAGCAAATGCTAGTATGGTAAACAACATTAATCAATTTAATTCTTCTCAAGAGTTTGCTAGAGACCAGTGGAATGCTCAGAATGCTCAAGCTGTAGAACAATCTAATGTAGCTTGGAGACGACAAGCAAATACTATTAATACTGCTGCTGCAAACCAAGTGGCTATGAAAAATGCAGAAATGGTTTACAATACAAGTAGTCAAGCTCAATCATTTTTATGGCAACAATTAAGAGACGAAGCTAACTATACATGGCAGTCAGGTGAAAATGAAGAAAATAGAAAGGCTCAACTTTATGCACAAGCAATAGCTAATGAAGGTGGGTCTGCAGAAAACTGGAGCAGTAACGTAAGTTCTGTTGGTAATTTAATTAAATCATTATTTGGCGGATAAGTAAAAGGAGAATATTATGGGATGGCTAAGAAAAAAAGCAAAGCAAATTGGTAAAGCTATAAAAAAAATAGGTAAAGGTATTAAAAAAGTAATGGGTAAAATTATGAAACCTTTTGCTAAACTTGGAATAGTTGGACAAATTGCTATGGGATTTATCATGCCTTGGGCTGCAGGTGCGGTCTGGCAAGGCTTAACAGGCACTGCATTTAGTATGGGAAGCTTTGGAACTGTTGCAAGTGGGTTAGCTAAAAGTTCAAACTTATTTGCTAAAGCAGCTGGTAAATTAATGCAAGGTGTACATTGGGGAGCTACTAAAATTCAAGGAGCATATAATACTATTACAGGTGCTATAGGTGACGGATTTAAAACAATTAAAACTAAAGCTCAAGAAATGTTTGGTATTCAAGCAGACCCTTCTGACCTTATTAAGAATGCTCCGGATATGAAAGAGTTTGATTTTACTACTAATATAGCTGAAAAAGCTGCAGAAAGTGTAGCAAATCCTTTAACTATGGAACAACAAATAGCTCAAAACGTAACTCCGGAAGCTATACTAGGAGACAAGGTTGTTGAAGAAGCAGCTGAAAAAACATTTTTTGAAAAAGCTAAAGAAAAAGTTCAAGATAAAGTTATAGGTCAAGTAGGAACTTCTTTAGCTACTAAAATAGATAATACTATTAACCCAACAATAGACTATCCACAAGGTTCTAATCAAGTCCTTACAGATTTTTTAAGCTTAGGTCCACAACAAGCTTATACTAAATATAACGAAACAGATATTTCTCAACTAGCAAATCAAAATACTATGTTGTCAAACTCTGGAGGTTTGTATGCTAATATGAATCATGCTATTCAAACACAAACTTCTTTTGGAGATGATGTTTGGTTAAACTATATGCAAGGTGCTAGATAATGGAAGAAAATATGATGCAACAAGGAACTAATCAAGAAGGATTAGAATATTTATCTACTAGTGGTAGACCTGTTCCCGGCTCGTCACTTACTAATAATCCTGAAACTCCTTTTCCTTGGGAAGGACCAACTCAGTATGTAGAATTAGAACCAGCACAAGACGCTATATTTTTAGAAATTACTCAACCAGAAGCTTATCATTCTCTTATGGATTTAATTAGAAATGATTTACCAATAGGTAACGTAGCTCAAATAATTCTTAGAGATGGTTTTCAAAAAGGAATGTGGAATCCTGATTTAATGGTTTTATTAATAGAACCTGTTATGTATATGTTAATTGGTCTAGCTGAAAAAGCTGGTATTCACGATTACATTACATATCAAGATGAAGAAAAAGAAGACGGTGACGATGATGAAGGTTTACAGTTAGAAGGAATAGAAAAAGCTATGGAAATTGCACAAGAAAGAATAGTTCCAAAAGCTAAGGCAGGAGTACTACCTAAAGTTATAGAAGATAAACTTGAAAACTTTGAAGCTCCTAAACAAAAAAGTTTATTAGAAAAACCAAAAGAAGATGTACAGCCTAAAAGTTTATTAGGTAAAGGAGAAGAATAATGTCTATTGAAACACTAGGAGAATCCCTTCTAAGTCAAGCAAAATCAAAGCGTAAAAAGCAAGAAAAACGAGCTAAACTTTTTACAGGTGTAATGCTTGGAGTACAAGTAGGAAATGCTATTCTTAGGAAAAAAGCTAAAGAAAGAGCTAATGAATTTTGGGCTAGTAATCAAGGAGTTTTAAATCAACGGGCTAATCAATTTGAAAAGGGAGTTGGTTTTTGGGATAAACATAACACTTTAATGAACTCTAAAGGAATAGCTGGTGGTGGTAATTGGAAAGACGCTTATAAAGAAGAATTATATAAAACATATATAGATAGAGATTTAGGTGGTACAAAGCCTAAAGACATGATTAAGTTTAAACAAAATGTAGATTCTAAAATTCAAGATGATTTAAAAGCTTATGAAGAAAAATTAGAAGTTTATAAAAACTTTAAAAATATTCCTAGTACTGGAAGAACTGCTTCTAAAACTGCATACGTTAAAACTCTTCGTGATAAACTAGAAAAAAGTGCTTCTACAATTTCTAAAAGAGATAGCATTGGAGGCTATTTACTTTCTCAAGTAGGTATAAATAAAAAACCAGATATGCAAACTACTACTATGTTAGATGGAGAATCTATAATGACTGCAGGAGGACTATCTGCTGAAGAAAGAAAACAGCTTATGACTGAGTTTAAACAAGCTAATTTATTAGAAAAAAATGTAAGTTTATCAGAGGCTTCATCTAAGTATCAACCTATGTCAGAAGAAGAAATTAAATCTTTTATGCCTGAAGGAACTACTTCTGTAAAACCTATAACTAGTCATGCTACTTCTTTTGGAAAAGCTATATCTGAAGATAATATTAGAAGACAAGAGAGTTTATTAAATGAATATAGGTATACATATGACGGAAAAGAAGAGCAAACTGTTAGAAAAATATATGAATCTATTGCAAAAAATGACTCTCAACAAGCAGCAACAATTTTCTACAATGATGTTCTTACAGTTTCAAGAGATTTACAAGTAGCATATGAAGCAGACCCAGACACTACTGATGTTAAAGACGCTGAATATTTTGTAGATTTAGCAATCAAAGAAGTTCTTCCTAAGCCTCGTAATGAAGGTTCTTCTTTTAATTTGCAAACTGATATTGAGGTATTTAATCCAGAAACCGGAGAAGTTGAAACAAAAAAAGCTGGTGCTATTGTAAACACTTTTAAAGGTTTAACTAAAGAAAAAGCATTAAACGAATTAAAATTATATAAAAATAATTTTGAAACTGTTTATCCAGACCTTGTTGATTATTTAGAAACTTTTGTAAATGATACTTATGCTAATGAAGAAGATAATATTCCTTCTATATTTAGTAAAAACCCCGGAGTTCGTGGAGGATTGACTGGAAATCTACCTTATGGAGCAGGTTAAATGCAAGTACAAGTAGACAACGATTTTTTTAATAAATTTAAAAATATAGAATCTTTAAATGTTCCTGAAACAGAAGAAGAAAAAAAGAAAAGAGAAGAAGAAGAAAAAAGAAAAAAAGAAGAAGAACTTTTAAAATCTATACAACAAACTCAAGAAATTAATTTAGAAACAAAGTCTGAAGAATTTGTTGTTCCAGAAAATAGCGTAGCTGTAGACAATAAATTTTTTAATAATTTTAAAAATATAGAAGATGATGAAAACATTGACTATACTAAATTAGGAGAAGAAATAAGCACAACTAGAAAAATACAATATGGTGCTAGACAAGAGCCTATGATTGCAGGTAGTGCTTTTAGACTTTTAAAAGCTGGAGCAGCTGCTATTTCACCTAACGAAACTTTTAATGAAGCTGTAAAAAGAATAGAAAATGAAAGACAAGAAAAAATATTAAAAGACTATCCGGAGTTTAGGGGAAAAAAAGAAGATTTAACAGTAATGAGTGGAAGAATGGGAACTGCTGTTGCAGACCCAGTTACTTTTTTTATTCCTTGGGCTAAAGTTGCTAAGGCTGGTAAGATAGCTAGTATGACTACTGGAGCTGTTGTAGCTTCTACAGACGCAGCACTACGTGAAAAAACTTTACATGGAGATGTTAGTTTAGGATATGTAGGTCTTAGTGCTGTACTAGGAGGAGCAAGTTCTGGTCTAGGAGATGTAATAGCACGAAGATTGAATATAAAAAATAATCCTGAAAAAGTTTTAACTATAGATTCTAAAGGAAATAAAATATTACAAGATTTAAAAAATACTGATTTGCCCATGGTAGGACCGCTACCTAAAGAAATACAAGACGCACTACAAGAAATTTCAGAAGAAACATATACTATTAGTATGCCTTTTATTAATTCTTTTAAAGATGATGTTGGGTTTCTAGGTCAAAAATATACTGAAAAAGATTTAATTTTTAGTGAAATTCGTAGATTGACAGATGAATTAAAATCTAGTAGTAATTTAAAAAAATTAGAAGATATAAAACAAGCTAATATTATACAAGGAAATCTTCCGTTTAGTTTAGATGGTAAAATATCAAGCCCTTCTAGAACAATAAAATTATCACAACTTGATGTTATAAAAAAGAAAAAAGAATTATTAGATTATCAAAAACAATTACCAGTAGTTCAAAAAGAAATAGATGACCTTTTGTTTGTAAAAACTCCTACAAATATTGCAAACGTAGGTTTTAATTCTTTAATACAGGCTCAGAAAGCAGGTGTTCTTGAGGGAACTATAGGAAGTAATTTAGTAAGAGCTATGTTACACGAAACAGTTCGTCCACTTATGGGTGCAGGAATTGGAGGTAGTATTGCATTAATTGCTTCAGATGGTGCAGATGATGATGCTTTAAATAACATGATTATTACTGGAGCTGTTTTAGGTTTTATGGGTAAAAGAATAGAAAACAGTTCTTATAAAATAAAACCTAGTATATTATCCGCTTTTAAAGATGAGTCTGAAAAAATTGTTAGAAGAAATTTTAGGACTTATTTAAAACAATTATTAGCTGGTGGTAATGCTATGAAAGGAATGGCTATGAGTACTCCTGTTCAAAACTTTACAAGAGACACGTTAAAAATTCATACAACTCGACTTGCAGCTGACGATGTTGTAGGAGAGTCAGTAGAGTCTTTAACACAGATTAGTCAAGATTTTTATAGAAAAGCTTTATATGATATCACTGGTCTTGCAGATGATGTTACTGTAATGACAGCAGGTAGAATAGTACAACAGAAAGATATGCCGCCTACTTCTAAGTTTACTTTTTTAGAAAAAGGAGATTTAGAAAATAAAGAAGCTTTAGAGATGGCTAATAAATTAATTGCTTTAAATAAATCTTTTGAAAAATATGTTTCTAAAACAGGAGTTTTGTATAGAAAACAAGAGGCTTATGGTCTTACTCAAATTATAGATGAAGACGCTGTTAAAGCATTAGGTAGAGAAGAAGCTATTGAAATACTTGCAGGTTCTTTTAAAATACAAGCTTTAAATAATCCTACAAATCCTAGAAAAATAACAGATGAAAAAGCTAGAAAAACTGCAGAAAATTATTTAAATAAATCTGATAATATTAGAAGACAGGCAATTATAGATTCAAATGAAATAGAAAAACAAATAACAAAATCTGTTAAAGGCACTTTAGATAGTTCTAAGGGAAACACTATTATTAGTAATGCTAGATTTTTTCAAAACGAAAGAACTTTGTATGACCAAGAAGCTAGAGCAGCCGCTAAGAAATTATTTATACAAGACCCTGAGTATACTAATATTCAACTTTTTGAAAATACCGTGCCGGTAGCAGAGTTTGCTAGAAGGTTTGGTGCAAATGGACAAGGATTAAAAAAAGTATTTCAAGATATTAAAACTTATTACAGTCAGTTTGGAGATATTACAGCTAATAAAGGTTTAATAAATTTAGTCGAAACTGATATGAAACAAGTATCAAATACTGTTAATTCTCTTTTTAAGGTTCACGGAATAGATTCTGCAAGAGGCGGAGAAGGTCTTAAAACTACTGTACTAGCTTTACAAACTTTATTAGCCACTACAAAATTAACAAAAGTTGCACTTCCGTCTATAGGCGATACTATTCAGGTAATGAACAATAGTGGGTACAGTGCAGCTTGGAACTCTTTTACTTTACAAATAAGACAAAGAGGATTAACTGCTAATAAACCTTCTGCCTCTTTAGCACAAAGAACCTCTGATGATTATGATGGTTTATTTGGAAGAGAATTTAAAAATAGAAGATATAATGGTGCTCTTCAAAGAGAACTTAGTGATTTTGGAATGTCAGGAACTACACAAAATCAAAAAAGACTTTTACAATTACAAGAAAGATTTTTTGAAACTGTGCAGCTAGGTCGTATTACTAGGTATGCTAGAGAGTTTGCATTTGATGCAGGTTCGTTTAGAGCTTTTGACCTTGGTAAAAAAACAAAATTTAGTACAGCAAGAAAAAGAGAATTAAGCGAACTAGGATTAAGTGTAGAAAATGTTAAATACTTAGGTAAATTTAAAAGTATGGACGATGCTTATGCTGATACTACAGGTAAAATATTGTTAGAAAGAGCAGGAAGAAAGGCTTCTGCTAGAGACGCTATTGTTCCAGAAATAGGAAACAGAAGATTGTTTTCTCAATCTAATGACCCTATGATTAAATTTGCGGGTAGTTTTTTATCTTGGGCACAGGGTAAAGCACAACAAACAAACGGATTAGTTCGGAGGATGGAAGATGGAGATGCTAAATTAGCTTTGTTAATAATGGCAAGTTTACCCATGTATGCAACTATAAGACAAGCTCAAATAGGAATGAATCCTAATAAAAAATATAGAGATGAAATGGGTAAACCTTTTGAAAACGAAGAAAATTTTAAAAAAATGATTGGTGATACAGTTATGTTTTCAGGTAATGTTCCTTGGTGGATAGATAAAGCTGTTCAAAATATTAGATATGTACAATCTAGTGCTATAGAAAATATATATCCTATTGTAGGGTTATTACAAGATTTAATATCTGGAGGGATTGATTTAGTAACTGGTAAACCTAGAGAGGGTACAGTAGAAGTTGTTGAAAATATAATACCTTTTGCTAAAGAAGTTACTAGACGAGAAGGAGTAGGAGAAGCAATAGGATTAGATAGTAATATTTATGAAGCAGCTAAAATAAAAGATAAAGACATTATAGCTAGACCTACTTACTCAGAAGGCGGTATAGTAAAGGGCAAAGACGATGTACCTTATACAGAAGATAACGCAATAGATAGGACAGACAAATTTACAGGGCAGTCTTACTCAGACAACGCAGGAATTAAAAAACAACTCATTGAGTTAGGATTGATAAAATGAACATAGAGTTATGTAAAGAACAAATTAAAAGACACGAAGGCGAAGTCCTTGAAATATATGAAGATAGTCTAGGATATAAAACTTTAGGAGTTGGACACCTGTGTCAACCCAATGACCCTGAATACGATTGGGAAGTTGGTACACCTGTTACTCAAGAAGTAGTTGACATGTACTATGAAGATGATTTCAACAAACACTTGGCTGAGGCTATACATGTGTTTGGAACAGAAGAAGGATTTTATGGATTACCAGAAAACATACAACACGTGTTAGTAAATATGTGTTTTAATCTAGGTGGTACAAGACTTTCAAAGTTTAAAAATATGTTAAAAGCTTGTAGAGAATATAATTGGGCAGAAATGTCTAGGCAGATGGAAGACAGCAGATGGTTTAAACAAGTAGGTAGACGCAGTATAGAGCTACAAAAAACTGTAATGGAGCAGTCTAATGCTTCTGTATTCTGAAGAAAACTTAGAAAGTTGTTACAGACAATATTGTTTATTTCAAGGAAGAAATGATATGGGCTTTGTGTCTTTAGAAGACTTTAGAATTTTATTTGAGGATTTAATGGGAACAATATACGGAGAAAGTGAATGAAGGGTTTATTAAAAAATATAGTTGGGGCTGTAGCTCCTACACTGGGCACTGCTCTTGGCGGACCAATGGGCGGAATGGCAGCAAATATGATTGCTGAGGTGTTAGGTGTTCCTAATACTCCAAAGGCTATAGAAAAAGCCATAGCAGATGCAACCCCAGAACAAATGCTAGAACTTAAAAAGGCTGAGAACGATTTCGAAGTACAGATGAAAGAACTAGAAGTAGATGTATTTGCTTTAGAAACAGCAGACAAACAAGATGCTAGAGGTAAGTTTAGTAAGGATTGGACAGCTCGTATAATGGGCATAACTGTTGTGGGTGGATTTATGGGATATATATTCCTTGTTACTCTACAACCACCAGAACAAAACTCTGAAGCTCTTATAAACTTAGTACTGGGTTATCTTGGTGGCTTGGCTAGTGCTGTTATTTCTTTTTACTTTGGAGCTTCTAACACACAAAAAGACTAATGGATGTAGTATCAGTCATAACAGAACTAGGTTTTCCTATAGCAGCGGCTTTAGGACTAGGAATGTTTGTCTGGAAACTTATCAATAGAATAATTGATGGTATGGAATCTAAGCTTGATACTCTTGATGACAAGCTTAATATATCTTTAACCAATCTAGAAGAAAGGCTAGGCGGAAAGCTAGATTCACAGCACGGAATATTAGTTGCTTTAATAGATAGAATACGTAGTCTTGATAATGAAATTATAAGACAAGACACTATGATTAAAACAATACTAGGTGTACCACAGTTAATTAACATAGACAAGATAGCAAAAGCAGACAGAGATGACCAGCGAAAAGACTAATAAAAAAATATTACAAGTAGTTAATCTTGCTCCTAGTGAAACTTGGATAGAAAAAATTGTATATGTTCATCCTATGAAACAAATTACAATAGCTTCTATAGTACAAGCAACAGTGTTCGGGCTTATGCTTGTTATGTTTTGGGTAAACTCTCTGCTTCTTTAAACTAAAAGAATTCAAATGAATAAGTTTTGGACAATTTGGAAACACGCTTTAGGCTCATTTAGCTACGAAGATACTGTAAAACACGAAGACACAATAGCTATAATAAGAACCTGCATTGTAGGTATAAATATTATAGTAGGATTACTAATAGGAATTAACATAATAATTGGATGGATATTTTGAACATGAAACTGAGACCGACATTTAGAAGCGAAAAGACAATACGGAACTGTTGGTTCTGCATTTCATTTTGGTGTTTGTTTGTTGTATTTTTTTCAATAAATTCACTAGCAGATGAAGTAGTATTTAAATTTAAAAGCCCTAGCTTTAACGGCACAGGAACTTCATCACATTATCTTACTATACAAAATCAAGAGTTTAATCGTAAAGAAGCTCTTAAGGCAGAGATAAAAGCTTTACAAGACCAGATAAAAAGAGACAAAGAGAATACTACTTTAGCTAGATTTATTAGAAACCTAGAATCTAGAATTTATGCTCAACTTTCAAGACAGCTAGTAGAAAATTTATTTGGTGAAACTCCAAGCGATAGTGGAGTACTAGAACTAGAAGGCAACCGGATAGAATATAGTGTTGTCGATGGAATAATAACTTTAATTATAACGGACAGTGATGGTAATTCAACGACTATTTCTTTGCCTGTTGGTAGTTTTATGTTCTAGTTGTGCAGTTTTAAATGAGAATCAGGATTTAGTATTAACGCAAAATATAAAACCTAGTTCAATACTAGACTTACAATCAGAAGAATTAAAAACTTTACCAGCTGCAAAGATTAAACCTACGATAGCTATATACCCTAATAGCTTTAGAGACTTGACAGGTCAACGTAGAAGTAATAGCACTTTTGCTTTATTTAGTACAGCTATTACACAAGCACCCGAAGCATTTCTTATTAGGGCGTTTAAACATACTGCAGGTGGAGAATTTTTTAGAGTTGTAGAACGTGTAGGTTTAGATGACCTTACAAAAGAAAGACAACTTATTAGAAGTACTCGTAAAGAGTTTGAAGAAGAAAACAAAATGCAGCCTTTGCTTTTTGCTGGGTTATTAGTTCAAGGTGGAGTGGTTAGTTACGAAGCTAATCTTAGGTCTGGGGGTGCTGGTGCTAGGTACTTAGGGATAGGTAATAGTAAACAGTACAGAGAAGATATAGTAACAATTTCTTTGAGGTTAATATCTGTATCAACTGGGGAAGTGTTAATGGAAACATTAGTTTCTAAAAGCATTTTATCCACAAGTATTTCTCAAGATATATTTCGTTTTATTGAGCAGCAAACAGAGCTGGTAGAGATAGAAGGTGGTGTAGCTGAGAATGAGAGTGTTTCTATAGCATTACAAAAAGCAATAGAGACAGGGGTTTTAAATATAATAAATATAGGAATAGAGAGAGGCTATTGGGAATATGAAAACATTAAAATTAATGAGCCTGATTGCACTGATGAATGTATCAGTAGCATACGGGGCTGATAACGAGATATATGTAGAGCAATCTGGAGCTACTGCTAATCTAGATTTAGAACAATTAGGTTCGGCTAACTTGATAGGAGGATTATTATCTTCTGCTGGTTCAATGACACCGCTAGATTTAGACGGCTCTTCAATGACGCTTGACGTAAATCAAATAGGAAGTACTAATAAATTCTTAGGAGATATTACTGCTGATAACTTTGTAGGTTTTTTTGAGTTTGACGGAAGCACAAATAATTTTACTATCCAAGTAGACCCTACTAATACATACGGAGCTGATGGCTCTGATGTTAATGTAGATGTTACTGGAAGTACAAATACTTTTACACTTGATTTAGCTACGTCTTCTATGGCAAGTAATACAGACTTGGATTGGATTATTAATGGGGACGGTAACGTAATCAATGCTGATATAGATTATGACGGTGCTGTAAACTACATGGATGTGGATGGAGATTCTAACACAATAAACTTTGACGGACAAGGTTATGCTGGTGGATATTTTTATCTTGACCAAACAGGAAGCAGTAGAACTTTTAATATAAACCAAATGAGTACACTTGATAATGACTGGCTTAAAATATTGTCTACTGGTTCTGGTGGTACTATCTGTGTCATCCAGAATGATGGGGGAAGTGCAGTCGGTTGCTAATATTGGTAACATAACTGAACTAAACGGAGTAGGTAGAGTTGTAAGAGACCAGACCTACAAAGCATCCATAAAACTAGATATAAATAGTTACGATAATGTCCAAACTTCTAATGGGAGATTGGGCATTACTTTTTTAGATGACAGCCAAGTTAGATTGACTGAGCATTCTGAATTAATCATAGATGAATTTATCTATGACCCTGACCCATCTAAGTCTAAAATGGCTTTACAATTTGCTAGTGGAACTGCAAGGTTTATTACTGGTAAATTAGCTACAATAGATAAAGAAAATATAATTATCAATACTCCTAGTGCTACGATTGGTATTCGTGGTACAGATTTTACTGTAACTGTAGATGAGCTGGGGCGTAGTTTAGTTATATTATTACCAGACGATGACGGTCTTCCTAGTGGGGAGATTGTTGTTGCAACAGCTATGGGACAAGTAGTTCTTAATAAACCTTATCAAGCTACTACAGTTTCAATGTATGAATCCAAGCCTACAAAGCCTGTTATCCTTGACTTAACCCTAGAGTTAATTGATAATATGTTAATTGTAAATGCACCAAGAGAAATAAAAGAAAATGAAAGACAGGATGGAGGGAGTAGTGCTAATATTCTTGATGTTGATTTCCTTGAGTTTGATGATTTAGAAATAGATTATCTTGCTGAAGATGATTTAGAGTTTACAGAGTTAGATATTAATTATCTTGATGTAAACTTTCTTGAAGACTTGTTAGATATTATAGAAGATATAAATGAGTTAGACCAGACAGAAACATTATTAAAAACTGACATAGATTTAAAAGGAACTCAAGTTGGTTTTGATTCTAACACGCAAATAAATACTTTCTTAACTGATAATCTTTTAACTTTCTTTAAATCTTTAGAAGATACAGTACGTTTAGATTTAGATAGAAACAATTCATATACTGTTATCTTAATACAAAACGGTAAGAGTACGCAGATAGCTGTGAATGGTGGGGGTGACTCTACTATTAAAATTACACAAGGAGACTAAGTAATGTATAAAAATTTTATAAGAAAAAAATATGGTTTTCCTTTAACAAGACTTGGTATTCTAATAGACGTAAGAGTATAACATGAAGTGGGCAATTACATTACTAACTCTACTTACCTTACCTCTCCTCTTCAACAGTGTACCACTTGAGGTACTAAGACTCAAAACATTTGATGCTCTTGTACCTGAACAAATTTCTACCGGACACTTTACAATCCTTAACATTACCGAAAAAGACCTAGACGATATGGGAGGATATCCCCTGCCTCGTCAAGACTTAGCACACATTCACAATCAAATAATAGAAGCTGGTGCTTATGGTGTTGGGTGGGTTATGTTATTTCCACATGCAGATAGGATGGGTGGAGATGACGAGTTTGCAAAAGCTTTACAAAGCTCTGCAAGTGTTATAGCTATGCCAGAAATAAACAACGGTAATTATCCTGCTACTGTAGGCACAGTTATCAAAGGACCAATAGTATCATTACCAAAGGCTCAAGGATTCTTAGAGAACATAAGGACGTTTAAACAGTCTGCAAGTCAAGGTGCTATATCTGCTCCAGTAGATGTAGATAATTTAGTAAGGCGTATACCTTTACTACAGCAAACAGATAACGGGTGGGTAGCTTCGTTTGGAACAGAAGTTTTAAAAATACTAGGAGGTGGTCAGACTTATCAGATTGTTACAAATCAGAATGGAATTGAACAGGTTAGAGTAAGAGGCATCCCTCCCGTTTCTACAGATAGCCTTGGACGTAAATGGATTAGCTGGGTAGATACACCAGAAATAACTTTAGATGAATTACATAAGGTAGAATCTACATTTGTATTTGTAGGCTTTACTGCAAAGGGAATATCTCCTCAACTTGCAACTCCTGTCGGACTCTTAGAGCCTCATAAAATTCAAGCAGCTTTGTCAGAAAGTATGCTAATGGACACTCCTCAAATACCAGATTATAGACTGTTCGTAGAGCTACTATTATTATGCTTCTCAGGCTTCCTCACAGCTCTTCTAATAAGCCGTTTGGGTATAACATGGGGCGTAGTATCAGTTGGTGTTTTAATGTCAGCAATCGCATACTTTGGATATAGCATTATACAGAAAAATATATTGATAGATGTTACTTGGACTTTAATAAGTATGACACTTATTGCTACCTTACAATTCTATCTAAACTTTAGAACTCAGTTCAAGTTAAGGCAACAAATTAAGAAACAGTTTGAGCATTACCTAGACCCTAAACAAGTTAAAAGATTGCAAGATGACCCCAGTTTGCTGAAGTTAGGCGGAGAACGAAGACGTTGTACGTTTTTATTTACAGACGTTAGAGGATTTACAAGCTTATCGGAAAGACTAGAGCCTGAACAAGTAGCAGAAATAATGAATAAAGCCTTGACAATTCAAGCGAATGCTGTTAAAAAGTATGACGGTATGGTAGATAAATATATTGGGGATGCAATGATGGCTATATTTAATGCACCTATTGACCTAGATGACCACGAAAACAAAGCTATACTAACTGCTATAGAAATAAAGAAGAACATGAAAGAAGCAGGTTTAGGAATTGAAATAGGTATTGGTATAAATACAGGAGAAGCTGTGATAGGTAATATGGGAAGCGATACAAGGTTTGATTATACTGCTATAGGGGACGCGGTAAATCTTGCAGCTAGGCTGGAGAGTTCTACAAAGGAAGTAGGAGAGGATATAGTAGTAGGACACAATACTGCGATACACAGCACCATGCCTCTACAACCATTAAATCCTATACATGTCAAAGGAAAAGAAAAGAGCATAGAAATATATACTATTCTATAGCCTCAAGTTCTCTTTGAAAATAAGAATGTAATCCACCCATCTTATCTTTACCATGTTTTAAAATACTTTTAATTAAATATCCTTCTTCTCTAGGAAAAAGTTTATCAACTTCTTTCTCTGGTAACATACTAAATTCTGTTACTATTTTATTGTCTCTAGTTAGCAGTATTTTAAAACTAACTAGGTTGGCTTCGTTCTTATTAATCATTTGATTCCTTTAAATTTGCAAAGTTAATTCCATCTTGTTTACCACGAAGCCCTGCTTTCATATAAGTGGTAGCTCTTCCTTCAAAGAAGTTCTGGTGTTCTACACCCATAACCTCATCAATCCAACCTAGAGGATTTTCTTTCTGGTCATAGTTTGTTTTAAGACCTAGTTGAAGTAATCTTCTATCAGCAATGTATCTGTTATAAGCATACATATCTTTTTTAGTAAGACCTTGTAGGTCTCCCATCTCAAACACTAAATCAAGAAACTTGTCTTCAAGCTCTACCATCTCTCTACATATTTGATATAGTTCTGCTTTAAAATCATCAGTCCATATCTCTATGTTTTCTTGTATAAATTCTCTAAACAATTTAGTCATAGCTTCAACATGCATAGACTCATCACGAATAGAGTAAGTAACTATCTGTCCCATGCCT